TTCAAGAAGATCGTCGAATGGCACACCGGGTGCCCCAGTGAAATTACCGAAATGGAGAAGTTCATGTCAGGGGTCACCGGATGGTTCAAGGAAGTTCAAGATTTGATTGGCTTCCACACCATGGACGAGATTGCTCGGTCCTCAGAGCTGTGTGCAAAGATCGAAACCTTGTATCGTCAAGGAGCACAGTATTCTGTGATGGCCGCTGAGTCAAAATGCGATCGTGCTTTGCTCAGCCCCTTCCAGTTGCACTGGAACGTACTTAAGAACCTGTACGATAAGGCCAACGCGAGCGGAGCTTTCCGAGCCGGACCTAGAGTCGAACCTCTTGTCATTTATATGTATGGAACATCAGGTGTTGGCAAATCAGGTATGATGTACCCTCTAGCTACGGAGCTTCTGAAGATTGATGGAGTGCCGAGAACTCAAGAGGACAAACCTGACCCCACCCGTGAAATCTACATGCGAAATGTAGAACAGGAGTTTTGGGACGGATATAAAAACCAAAGATGTGTTATCTATGATGATTTCTCTCAGATCGTTGACAGTGCCAGCAAACCCAACCCCGAGTTTATGGAAATAATCCGGACAGGCAACCTGGCACCGTACCCACTACACATGGCCTCCATTGAAGACAAGAACAAGACATACTTCACTTCGAGGGTTGTCATTTGTACTTCTAACATGGGAGTCAGAGATATCAGACCAGAATCGATCAGTTGCCGCGAGGCTCTGCGGAGGAGGTTTGATGTTTGTGTGGAGGTGACCAACAAGCCGGAGTTTACCGTGCGTGGCAACGATGGCGAGGACTATCTTTCACCCATCAAGGTGAAACGGCTTACGGGCCACACACATGATCTCAGCGTGTACAACATTTGGCCAGTTGATCCATTGACCGGACACAGAACTACCAATGTGCCGCTATCGTATGAAGAGTTTGCTCGTAAGTGTATATTCAAGTACCGTAATAGATTTAAGAAGTCCGCCGAGATGTTTGATTTCCTTCAGCAATATGCTGATGCACCTATACTTGAGGCTCAAGTGGGTTACGTCGAATTGATGGACTGGGCAGAAGATGTGATGAAGGATGCCAAGCTGGCCACCATTGACGACATCAAGCACTGGTCAGTAACCAAGTTACTGCATTTCCGCTCGATATTTGAGCAGATCAAGGAGTGCTTGACAGATGAGGCCCAGAAGATGTGTGATAACCTTCTTTACTTCATCGGAGACGACTGGTTCAACAACGAGATGATGTGGAGATCCTCAGTGGAGGAGCTGGATGGCTTTTGGGCCAAGGATGCCGTGGAGAAACTACGGGCTCTTGCCAGAGTTGACTGCATACTGTTACACTCCTTAGGAGATGTCATCGTCGGCGTCATGGACAAGATCAACCATCGCAACCGTACCATGGTCCACACTCTCAAAACTGCCGCAGCAGATTTCAAAGAGAAGTTTGGAGGCTGGTTGGAGAGGGCCAAGGCTGTCATACAAGCACATCCGCTCATTGTCACTGGCATAGCGTTGCTCCCTGTGATGTTTCTCGCCTTGCGTGCCTATTTTGGCTCGACAAAGATAGTTGCAGCAGGGGCCCCGTTGAGCCACCACCATGAGGGACTATCCCGCGGAGCGAGAGTGTTTCACAGGCACAAATGCTTGTGGTGTGGCAAAGAGTACGAACACAGCCATGTGATTAAAGAAGTAGAGCAATCGCTTCCATATGGCCAGGTTTGTGCCCGCTGCGACTCAAGGACTCAACCCATGACATCATATTATGATGCGAAGACGCAAGAAATTGTGATGGACAATGGGCGTCAAACCAAGCGAGTGCCTTTTGTGGCTGAGTTAGCTTCTTCGGGAGACTCCAACACAAAGAAGAAAGAGACA